TACAGTCTAGTTTGTATTTAACATTAAAAGCTTGTGAAAATATATCGCTAAGGGTTGCTGATGCCTTAATGTTCCCTATGACTAAACAGTCTCTTATGTCTAGTATATCTAGGTATAATGTAGGTACATTGGAAGAATTAGCTAATTTAAACATACATGATTTTGGTATATTCTTACAGTTAGAACCAGATGAAGAAGAAAAACAAGTATTAGAGCAAAACATACAAATAGCTTTACAAGCTGGACAAATAGATCTTGAAGATGCTATAGATATAAGAGAGGTTAACAACTTAAAGTTAGCTAATCAAATGTTAAAAAAGCGTAGAAAAGATAAAGCAGAAAGAGATCAGCAAGCACAACAAGCTAATATACAAGCTCAAGCACAAGCAAATGCACAAGCTAGTGAAGCAGCGGCTTTAGCCGAAACACAAAAGCAACAAGTATTGACAGAGCAAAAGATGCAACTTGAAAAAGCTAAATCTGATTTTGAAATACAAAAAATGGAGAGAGAAGCTCAAATTAAACAACAGTTAATGGAACTTGAGTTTAATTTTAACATGCAACTTGCTCAAGTTCAAGGTCAAGCTAAAAGAGATACTGAAGCTTTCAAAGAAGACAGAAAAGACGAAAGAACTAAAATTCAAGCAACTCAACAATCAGAGTTAATTGACCAGAGAAAAAACGATTTACTACCAAAAAACTTTGAATCCGCAGGTAGTGATACATTAGGCGGGTTTGGTCTAGAGCAGTTTACGCCTAGATAATTATTAACTATTATATTATATTATGTCAGAAGAAGTAAAACAAGAGGGTGACTTTAAAATTAAGAAAAAACCAGGTCGTCCTAGAAAACTAGCTTCTCAAAAAGAAGAAGCAATAAAATTAGATTTAAGTAAAAAAGAAGAAGATGCCGTTCAAGAGCAAACAACAGATGAAGTATCTGTTCGCGACGAATCCGGAACTAGCGAAGAAGTTCCTCAAGAAAACGTCGAAGAAACAACTGAAAAACCTACCGAAGAAAGTAAAGAAGAAGAAAAAGTAATTCCAATACAAGAAGTTACTGAAGAAGAACCAGAGGAAACAGTTGTACAAGAAACAGTACAAGAGCAACCAGTTGTAGAACAAAAACAACTTCCAGAGAATATAGAAAAGCTTGTAGCTTTTATGGAAGAAACTGGTGGAACAGTAGAAGACTATGTTAGAATTAATGCTGATTATTCAAACGTAGATAATAATACATTACTTAAAGAATACTACAAACAGACTAAACCACATCTTGATCAAGAAGAAATTAACTTTTTAATGGAAGATAATTTTTCATTTGATGAAGATTTGGATGAAGAGCGAGATATAAGAAAAAAGAAACTCGCTTATAAAGAAGAAATTGCAAAAGCCAAAAACTTTTTAGAAAGTTTAAAGAGCAAATATTACGACGAAATCAAGTTGAAAGCTGTGCAACAACAGCATAATCGTTTTAAATCTAATACTAAAAACTTTTTTAACCAAGATTTCAAAGGTTTTGATTTTAACATTGGTGAAAAGAAGTTTAGATATGGAGTTAATAACACAAGCGAAGTTGCAGATGCTCAATCTGATCTTACTAACCTAATCGGGAAGTTCTTAGATAATAAAGGTGAAGTTAAAGATTATAAAGGGTATCATAAAGCTATTTATGCAGCGCAAAATGTTGATACTATTGCTAATCATTTCTACGAGCAAGGCAAAGCGTTAAAGATATGATGGCAAAATCTAAAAATATAAGTAATGAGCCAAGGACTACGTCTACTGGCGATGTATTTGTAAATGGATTAAGGGTAAAAGCAATAAACGGTGTAGACAGTTCTAAGTTAAAAGTAAGAATAAAAAACAAAACTTAAAACTAAATTAAAATGGGATTAACAACTAATGCCCCAGGTTTACTTCCACATCAGAAGCAAGTTGCTTTAGCTAGCAACTACCTTTCTTTTAATGGTGGTAGTGGAACTGGTGACAGTGATTCTTTTGCTCAACAATATCTTCCTGAGTTGTATGAAGCAGAGATAGAGAGATTTGGTAACAGAACGTTACAAGGTTTCTTAAGAATGGTAGGCGCTGAAATGCCTATGTCATCTGATCAAGTTATTTGGTCTGAACAAAACAGGTTACACATCTCTTATGATGGTTGTACTAACAATGGAGCTGGTACTATTTTAACAGTTCCAATTGATGGTGATACTAAAGAGTGTGTTATTAGAGTTGGTGCTACTGTAGTAATTTCTAATGGATTAACTAGTGTTAAAGCTAGAGTTCATGATGTAGATGCTGCTACTGGTACTGGTGCTTCAAGAATAGCTAATGTACACTATAAAACTTATAAAGTTAATGATGGTACTTCTTTAGGTAATGGTACTCCAAATTTGAAGATATTTGTATATGGTTCTGAATTTGGCAAAGGTACTAATGGAATGGAAACTTTCCAAGGTGGTGCTGGTAATGCTGGCGTTTCTGCTATTCAACCTGAATTTACACAATTTTCAAACAAGCCAATTATACTAAAAGACTTCTATGAAGTTTCTGGTTCTGACACTGCTCAGATTGGTTGGGTTGAAGTTGCTACTGAAGACGGAACTTCTGGATACTTATGGTATTTAAAAGCTGAGTCTGAAACTAGATTAAGATTTGAAGATTATCTTGAAATGTCAATGGTTGAATCTGAAAAAGCAGGTTCTACTACATCTGGTATTTCTGTTGATGGTTCTGAAGGTTTATTTGCTGCTATTGAAGCAAGAGGTAACGTATATAACGATTTTGCTGGTGCTGCTGCTCCTGGAGCTGGTGCATTAGGTGATTTTGATGCTATCCTTAAGCAATTAGATACACAAGGTGCTATTGAAGAAAACATGCTTTTCTTATCAAGACAAACTGCTCTTGATTTTGATGACATGATTGCTGCTATGAATGGAGCTTATGCTTCAACTGGAGCTGCTTCTTACGGTTTATTTAACAACGAAGAAGACATGGCGCTTAACTTTGGTTTCTCTGGTTTTAGAAGAGGTTCTTACGACTTCTATAAAACTGACTGGAAATATCTTAACGATGCTTCTACAAGAGGTTTAACTGGAGATATTGACGGTGTATTAATTCCTGCTGGAACTTCTACAGTATATGATCAAATCATGGGTCAAAACATTAGAAGACCTTTCTTACATGTAAGATATAGAGCTTCTGAAGCTGATGATCGAAGAATGAAATCATGGGTAGTTGGTTCTGTTGGTGGAGCTTACACCTCAGGATTAGACGCAATGCAAATCCATTTCTTATCTGAAAGATGTCTTTGTGTACAAGGTGCTAATAACTTCGTGTTATTTAAGTCAACTGTATAATTATTAACATTTTAAAGATTAGAAATTATGGGAATGATTAAATTAAAAAAAGCTAGTGGTTTTGATGTAGTATCTGCAGATAGTGTAGGTGCTGTAAAGCTAGTTAGTAACGCTGTAGTTATTCAATATACTACAGGATACAAATGTACAATAGCTGGAGCTAGCAACTTAGTTCAAGCTGACGTAGATTTATGTGTTGCAGGTATAGATAAAATGAACGGGGCTTCTGGTCCAGCTACAGAAATTATAGCTTTAAGTTCAGCTGTGTCTGGAACTACAGTTGCTTCATTGTAACAACAATAATAAGATCCCGCTTCGGCGGGGTCTTTATTAATTATTATATTATATTATATTATGGAAACAAAAGAAAAAGCTCCTAAAGTAAAAAAAGATACTTGGGAAATAAAAGATAGGTATTATCATTTGTTAAATGATAATTCACCATTAACATTTAGAATAAATTCAAGACATTCTGCAAGAAAACCATTAATGTGGTTTGATGAAGAAAAAGGTTATAATAGAGAACTTAGATATGCTACTAACCAAAGATCTTGCTTTGTAGACGAACAAGATGGTTTAGTTACACTAGGTCATATTGTTTTTGAAGACGGTGTATTAATGGTACCAAAGTCAGATGTGGCTTTACAAAAAATGCTTTCACTATATCATCCAAATAGAAACAGATTATACTCTGAAAAAGATGATGTACAAGAAGCTGTAGATGATTTAGATTATTTAGAATTAGAAATAGATGCATTAAACATAGCTAAACGTATGGATATTGAAGACGCTGAAGCTATATTAAGGGTTGAACAAGGCTCTAGTGTATCACAGATGAGTTCTAAAGAACTAAAAAGAGATTTATTATTATTTGCTAGATCTAATCCAGGTTTGTTCTTAGAATTAGCAAATGATGAAAACGTTGGTCTTAGAAACTTTGGTATTAAAGCTACTGAAGCTAATATTATAAGTTTATCTCAAGATCAAAGAACTTTCTCTTGGACTAGTAACGGTAGAAAATTAATGAACGTTCCTTTTGATGAAAACCCATACTCGGCTTTAGCCGCTTGGTTTAAAACTGATGAAGGTGTAGAAGTTTATAAGTCTATCGAGAAAAAGTTAAAATAACAAGTGATTATAATCACCAGGGGCCACGGTTGGTGGCCTCTTTTTTAAAATATTAAAAATGGCAATAAGCGTAGATACAGTATATAAAACCGTATTACTTATATTAAATAAAGAGCAAAGAGGTTATATGACCCCTGATGAATTTAATAAAATAGGTAGTCAAGTACAAAGAGAGATATTTGAAGCTTATTTTGAAGATTTAAATCAGCAACTACGTATACCACAGTCTGATGTAGAATATTCAGATCGTGTAGCCATTACAGATGAAAAAATAGCAGAGTTTAAAAAACAATCTGCTATTACAGCATCAACTTCTAATGTATTTCCATTACCTACAGATTTATATAGATTAGGTTCTGCAACGTATGAACGAAGTAATAGACCTATAGTAGAAATTCAAAGAGTAGGTAGAGCTGAATATTATAATATAATAAAGTCTCCTTTAACAGCTCCTAGCTTTTCATATCCAATATATTTATATGAAGATAACAAACTATTGATATATCCAAGTGATTCATCAGATAAAGTCGCAGTTCAATATGTTAAAAAACCAGATGATATTCGTTGGGGTTATTACACTGGTAGTTTAGGTCAATTAATAAATGATCCTACTGTGTATGGTGATGATTTATTAAATACTAATGGTAATTTATTTGGATCTATAACAACACAAACTAGTGGTGCTACACAAGGAACTTATACAGGTACAGTAGGTATTACACCTGGTTTTTCTACTAGTGGTAGTGGTATAGGTGCTAATATAACTGTTACAATAGATGCTGTTGGAGAAGCTTCATCTATAATAATAAATACTCAAGGATCTGGTTATTCTGTAGGTGACACTATAACAGTTTCAACTGTTGTTACTGGTGGTTCTAACCTAGTTGTAACATTACAAAATACAGACTTTAATTCAGGAAGTACTTTTGGAACTATAGATTTTGGTTTACATAATTCTGAAAGAACTGAAGCTATATTAAAAATATTACTATACCAAGGTGTAGTAATTAGAGATCCACAAATTGTACAAGTTGCTGCACAAAAAGTACAACAAGAAGAAGTAAACGAAAAATCATAATAAATGGCATTATTAACAGAAACTAACGCACAATATTACGCTGGACAACAAGATTTTGGTACGTTAACTTCAGGTCCTGGTTTACCAGTAACATTAGCAGGTTGGAGCTTTAATACACTACCTGTTAGCGCTTTTGATTCTTTTGGTAATCAAATAGATTCAGTATCTAACTATGTAGTTTACTATGATGATGGTAGCGGTTATGTTGCTTTAAACGAAGAGTGGTCGTATATAGAAAATACAAATCAAGTATTAGTAAGAAATTTTGGTAGTGGTTATAATGGTAAGTTTTATGTACAATTAAAACAATTTGCTATAAATAATAACTACGGTAGCTATGAATATATTAGCTTA